TTGTGTGGTAAGAGTGGTTATTTTCTTTTCCTGCTCATTCCATCGTCTAAAGAGACCTCGTCTGAGAGTTTCTTGTTTTTCTTCGAGAACACGAATTTTTTCAGCATGGATAAATTCTGGAAAAAGTTTTCCTTCAAACAAATCCATTTGTTCAATTGAAAGAGCTTCCATGGAACCTCCTAATTAATAGTTTATTTGGTCTTCAGTGATTTAATAAGATATTTGATCTCGGTTATTTTGTCACTCATTTGTAGCATACAGTCCCACATCCTGTGTAACCGTTCGTCCATTTGAGTTAACTTATGAGAAGAAGAGGGGGAGAGGTCTTTTTGTTTTTATCTTTATCCATGATTCCTAAGAGTAGTAGTTAGATTGCCTTTTCTGCGATTTCTATCGCTTCTCGGAGCCCTTCGATCATCCCTCTTGAGAAATGAATGGTGGGGCCTGCCCTATCCTTTATAAACTTACGATGCATTTTTTCATAGTCAATCTTTTTAAGTTTAAGACTGAAGATAAACATTTGAAACAACTCTGAAGAATTTAATTTACTCATTAGGTATCCTTGATGTAATTGTAAAGGGTTTGTTTGGTGATGTTATACATCATACACAACTCCTTGATACTTAGTTTTTTTTCTCCATATAATTCTTTTAAGCGACGAATTTTTCCTTCCTCTAGAGCTCGAGGGCGTCCAATATGCTTTCCCCGTTTTCTTGCTCCATCTATGCCTTGTCGAATTCTTTCTAGATTTCTCATTCTTTCGTTTTCAGCAATCATGGCCATAAAGTTGAAGACCATTTTTCCCGACGCTGTTCGAGTGTCCATGTCATATCCTAAAATAACGAGATCAATTTCTCGATTATGAAATTCCTCAATCAAAAGAGATAAATCTTTTGTAGAGCGCCCCAATCGATCGATTCCAGTTACCATAACGGTATCGCCTTTTCTCAAAAGCTCCATCAGTTTTTCAAATTGGGGTTTTTGAGAATTATACCCTGAAATCACATCAGTAAATATTTTTTCACATTCGGAATCTTTTAAAAGTGCTATTTGATTTTCTAAAGATTGTTTTGGGGTTGAGATTCTTGCGTATCCAAATTTCATTGTTTCTCCTCGTAGTCTAAAAAAGTAAAAATCATCATAATTAGACTCGGGACTTTTTGTACATAGTTTTTAGACCACTAAAAGGCCTTTTTTTAAAAAGTTAGTATCTAAAGTCTAAGAAGTATGAAAATGGGTGGTTTCTTTACTTCACTTTTGTTATAGTTTAGGAACTTAACCTTTAAAAGGAGTTAGAAATGAAATTTTCAAAATTAATGTTACTTTGTACTGGATTTGTAATGACTGGGTCATTAATGGCAGCAGAATCTTTACCATTTGGAACTCATAAATGCCGAGAAGAGGAAAAAACAGTCTCTCATACTACTTACATGGGATATGAGTTTGGAAGCCAAGGAGTTTCTCACCCTTCCGTCGGCCATCGTTATCAAAATGGTTCCTATATCTTTGATGTGAACGGTGGATATAAATATGTGAAGACCGTCTATTCGCCCTGGCATTTTGGAAAAATAGGAGTGAATGTCTACAAATCCCTTCATTCTACGGATAAAGGTCAGCTATATGCTGGCGTCGGAGCCGATCTCGTAGGAGTCAAAACTAAAGGCTACTATGGAAGGCGCGAGAAAGATTATGCTCTTCAACCTTCCGCTTCTATTGGCCACGACTTTAAACTGGACGAAAGCAAAAAGGTTTTCTTTGAGCTAACCTATAAACCCTATGGATTCGGTAAATATGAAAACACTAGCATCCACCATGTGGGATGTCGGATGGGAATAGGATTCTAATTTCTTTCTAACTTTTCCCCCTGGGCCCGTTTTTAATTAAGCGGGTCTTTTTTTTGTCCAATTCTCGGACCATCTCGGATGACTTATATTATAAATTCCGGTTTTCCCGTAGGAAGGGTAAAAGTTTTTGTCCTCATTGTCTTCAAATAACTCGGAAAACATCCGGATGGTTTTCGTTGCTCTAATTTAAACTTTAATTTACAAAGAAGTTACGACAAACATTAGTTACCAAGCTTATGAAATATGAATGCCCCTCATGCTACCTAGCATGGGAAGATGAAAAAAATCCCCAAGATAAAATTTGCCACCCTCTATGTTCTTTTTGCTCTATGCAACATACCCAAAAAGAACTGCTTAACTGGCAGATGGATCACATCGAAAACATCAATCCTCAGAAATTTAAAAAAATCTTACGCCACTTCTACAGGTTTGTCGAATTAGAACTAAAACTCTTAAAGGAGAAGCTCTATGACGCAAACAGTCACCCACAAGACCGAAGAGAAAGTTAATACTTTTCGGTATTTGATTACTAAGTTTAACGAAGATGGATGGGCAGACGCTCAATGCTCTCTTCCTATTCCCTTTGATTTAGTCACTGTCTGGACCACTACTGATAAAAAGGTAGCCGCATGGTGGAATAATCATAAATGGGAAGGTCTCCGTCTACGTCCCGAAGATCAAGTACTTTTTTGGAAAAGGAGACGATATGAGCACGTCACCTAAAAAAACAGTAGGACACTATTCCTATGAAATGCAGCAAAAACCAGATGAAAAGATTAACCCAGTCGACCTTCAAAGAGAAATTCATAAGGGGAATACTAATGAAGATTCTTTTGAAAATCAGGTTAGGTTAGCAGTCGAGAGAGGAGAGCGCGAATTAGAAGGAGACTTTTTTGTGGTGGTGCTCTTTAAAAAAGAACGCCTGATGAAAAACGTAGTGAGGCAGTACTTTTTCCCTCGCAAAAGTTGTCCTACCCCTGAATACGATCAGGTGGTCTATCGCTATTTTCCTAAAGAAAGACGATTAGATTTCTTATGGGTAGTCCCCGATAAGCAAAGCACCGTTGATTTAGCTCTTACAGGTGGCGAGCTGCCTTCCGAACAACAGCAACTAGTACAATTTGCGCGCGATTTCAATAGCGGTAAATTAGACCAATTATGCGAACGATTAAACGCAACGTCATAAAATGTTTTAGGTAACCTTGAATTTAATTCCTATTCGTTTTAATTAAAAACTAATTCATGAATCGGTTCCCTCCGTTAGTGGGCATGAAGAATTTATAAGCAGTAACGCGCATTCGCAAGCGCACAGGAGTACTTAATGGCAACAGAAACACCGGACGTAACGGAAGAAATTCCTCAAGAGGAAGTCGTTCAACCTCAAACTGAGCAACCAATAGAGGAGGCTCAGAGCCAAGAGACTCAAGTTTCTCAAGCAGAAGAACAAGAAGTTAAAACAAAAGAATATAACTTCCGAAAGCTTCGCGAAGAGAAAGAACGACTTGAAGCCGAGCTTCGAGAGTATCGCGAAAGACAAGAAGCTTCTAACAAAGAAGAAGAACTTGGTGAGGATGACATTGTTGAAGGTAGACACCTAAAACGATTAGAGCAGCTCATCATTTCTAAGGAACTGGAAGCAGTGCCAGAGAAGCTCCGCGGTAAATTCGATGATTTCGATCAGGTTGTAACGAAAGAAAACTTGGACAAACTGAAAGAAACTGAGCCTGAATTGTTTTTTTCCATCCAAAGTGGAGATGGCAAAAGTGCTAACGGTCTCTATGCGAAAGGTGTTGCAGCTTATAAAACACTCAAAGGATTGGGCTATGCTCCCGAAAACAATAATCTTATGAAGCAGAAAGATCAAGTACAGTCGAACCACAAAAAGCCGCTGAGCGCGCAAGCGATCAAAGGATCAGGAGCTCTTCATGAAGCAAATGTTTTTGCTAATGGACTCACTCCCGATCTTAAAAAGCAGCTTCAAAAAGAGATGGCAGAGGCAGCTAAAGCTCGGTAAATAACCGAGGTATATAATGGCCACAACCACAACTGTGTTACCGGCACCGGTACAGCAGAGCTTCTCGTATAAGCTTCTGTCAGTACCAGTTCCGTACATGATTCATAATATACCAGCGATGCTTAAGAATATGCCCCGTAATGGTGGTACTACTCTTAGAATGCGTAGGTATAATCCCTTAGCGACAGCAACTGTCCCTCTTGGGAATTCGGGTGTAACTCCTCCTCCTCAGCAATTGACAGCTGTCAATATTGATGCGGAGATTGACTTCTATGGTACTTACATCATCCTTAACGAGCAAGTAACTCTTCAAAACCAAGATCCGGTGCTCAATGAAGCAGCCCAGCGACTTGGTGTCTCACTTAGACAAACTGAAGATGAACTAACTCGGAATATGCTCCAAAGTACAGCGAGTTCTATCAACTGTACTGGAGGAACAAACGGTGATAACCCAACGGAGATCACACGAGCCGACGTCGATACGGTAATACGTACTCTAGCGGACAACAATGCTTACACCATCGCTGATAACATTGAGGGAGAAGACCGCTTTGGTACCGCTCCTGTTCGAGATGCTTATTTTGCATTGGGTAACACTCAGCTCATTGGAGACTTAGAGCAGGTACAAGGCTTTATCGCTAAAGCCCAATACCCTTCTCAAATGTCTACTCTAAGACCTGAGTGGGGTTCTGTTTCGAACTTGCGTTTCTTACTTTCTAGCATCGGAAGTGTCACACAAAGCGCTTCTAATAATGGAAATGACGTTTACAACATTTTCTGCGTGGGTATGGAAGCATACGCAGTTGTAGAACAAGATGGTTATAGTTCTCAATTTATCTATAGACCACCTATCTATGACGGGCCCCTCGCTCTCAATGCAAGTGTTGGATACAAGTTCGCACAAGTTCCTCGCATTACCAACGATGCTTGGGTGATTAATCTTAAATCAACCCTATCAGCGTAAGGAGGAAATGATGAACGGAACTATTTTACAACAAGGACGTTTTACCTCTGACGGTACATCTAAAGAACTTAACATTCGTTCCGATGTGGATTGGATGGAAGTAATTAACTATACCGTTGCCGATGACGATACTCAAACCACAGCGGTCGGAGTGCAGTACTTTTGGCAAAGAGGAATGGCAGATGATACAGGGATCGAATATAAAAAATCGAATGCTGCTAATGCTGCTCAACTTACAACTGCTCTGGCTTCTGGAGGGTTTACCCTTCTAGATACTTCAGATCAGACCCCAGGAACCTTAAACTCTACAATAACAGCTGTTTCTAACGCTGCGATTCCCGTGGTCACCAATAGTGGGACTAATGGGCTCTCGGCTGGCGATGTAGTTAGATTGATAGATATTACAGGTGCTCAACAACTAGGTGGAATGGATTTCACAGTTGGAAATAACACTCTTTCTTCTACAACTTTCAGTCTGGATTACATGGCACAAATTGTGGCGGGTACGACCGGGTCGTGGAGAAAGATTCCTTTCCAACCTCAATTCTATCCACGTAGAAGAACTATTACTGGTATCACAGCAGCCACAAGCGCAGTCATTACTATGTCTGTAACTCATGGGTTCACTGCTGGCCAAGCCGTTAGAATTAAAGTCCCTAGCGCTTTTGGAATGACAGAAATGGATAACCTTATTGGTAATATCACTGCGGTGAGCACTGCCAATAACACCATTACAGTGGATATCAATTCTAGTGCCTTTACAGCATTTAGCTTCCCTTTAACAGCAGCAGTGCCTTTCACATTCGCGGAAGTCATCCCTGTTGGAGAGACAGCAAATGGAACCTATGCAAACTCTCTGGACGATGCTACTGATAACGTTTCCTTAATCGGAATGAAGTTAGCAGCTGGTGCAGATAGCCCTGCGGGTTCAAGCTCTGATGTTATTTACTGGCGTGCTGGTAAATCCTTCAGTGTAAGCAACGAATAGATTGCGCATGGGTGGGGGCATTTTGTCCCCTCCCTTTTTTTTGACAAACAGAGAATTAGTTACCAAGTAGGAGACATTATGTCCACATTAACACTTCCGAGAGCACGAAGAAACTCTCGTAAAATTACCGATGATGAAATGCGCAAGATGCGCGATAAAGACCATAAAGTGGTGAAAGGAATCTTTAGGTGCTATGAGCCCCGAGGAGGTTCTATGACGTTTAGCTTTAAAAAATATAAGGGTGATGACGTTCTTAAGTTCACATTAGTAGACGGAGATATTTACGATCTCCCGCTAATGGTTGCAAAACATCTTAACCAACAATGCTATTACGCTAAGCATTCTCATGTATTGGATGCAAATGGAAAGCCCTCCGTCGAAGTAGGGAAGAAGGTTCAAAGATGTTCCTTTGAAAGTTTAGAATTCCAAGACGTGGCGGAATAAAATAATGAGTGCACCGAGTACGTTAGCCACTATTCGAACAAAGGTAAGGCGCCTTACGGGGCGTCCTTCCCCTCAACAAATTACCGATGCTCAAATAGATGACTATGTAAATACTTTTTATCAATATGACTTTCCCGAGCATTTAAGAGTATTTTCGAATAATGGGACATTTGAATTTATGACGATCCCCAATGTGGATCAATATAACATGCTTTCCCCAACACC